TTTCTTAAGTCAAAATTATCCATTTTTTTCTTTTGTTATAAATATACCTAAAGATACGAAAAAAGCCCCTGCAAGGCAAGGGCTCTTTCTAAAAGTTTTGAAGTCCTATTCTGGTTCTTCTTGGAAGTAATTTGGTGTTACATCCTCGTAAGCTTCTTCTACTACTGTAAAGTCGCCTCCTCCTAAAATGGCTGACCATTCTTTAGAATGAGCATCTTTGTACTTCTTAAGCTCCTTCTCGTCATCGTTTAAGAATCCGTGAGGGGTCATAATGATTTTACCTCTGGTTGTAATTCCGTTGATATGATTTTTATCAATCTGGAGATTAGTTCTTTTAGCAAATTCAACCTGCTTACCGTCTTTGATTGCTTTAATCTTAGAAGTACCTGCATTCATAATGTTACCAAACGTTACTACAAAGGTAGCATCATACCACATAGCAAATCCTCCCTTGTTCATAAGCTTGGGTTGTCCCATTGGTGATTCAGGCTTCTGAGTCCAGACCTTATTTACTACTACTAATGTATTAGTATAAGGCGAAGATTCTTTTCTAGACATTACAATCTTCTGATTTACTCCGTTACCAAACTGAGTTGACATTGCTCCTGCATTCCATTCGTTATTGTTCTTATTAGAACGTACTGAAAGTTCGCAAGGTACTGATCCAATTGAATCCCAGAGGAATAATAGATCGTAAGGTAAACTTCCTTTTTTCTGTTCGTCAATTAGGTCTAGAATGAATCCAGCAACATCCTCAATTGTATTTAGAGTCTCTCTATCAACATAGATAAAGAATCCACCGTAGTCAATAACTTCTCCGGTTGTCTTATCAACCGACTGTTCTACTTGAAGACCCATTTGAATAGCATGTTCCCAGTTCCATTTCATCTCTGTAATAATGAATACCGGAAGTATGCCTGCTTTTTGAGCAGATACTGCTGCTTCTAATAATGCTGTAGTCTTTCCTGTATCGGAATGACCTCTTAGCATTACTATATGCCCCATTGGTATTCCTGGGATAGAGGTTACTTCCTGAAATGCATCAGAAAGTGGAATCCATTGCTGGTCTTTAAATTTTACATTACCTGATAATAGTTTCTTCTCTTTAAATTTATCTAGAGAGAATCCTTTCTTAAGTTCAGCAGATACGGCCTCCGTTAGTGATGCGCTTTTCTTTGCCATAACTTAATTAGAAAGGTAAATCGTTATCGTCGTCGTTAAATAAAGAATCGAATTTGTCTGCTTTAGACTCTACTTTCTTTCCTTGAGTTTCTAAGGTGAAAGGACTAGCAGGTTTTTTCCAAGGTGCATCTACTACTGGTGTTGGTGTTGTAACAGGTTTGTCGTCAAAGCTAGCAGCTGGTTCAGATGAGATTGCTCCCTCTTCTTCTTCTGGTGCAAGCCAACGCTGAAGTAATGCTTTCATGTCATCAAAAGACATTCTAGAGAAAACCTTCAAAGGATCTGGTTGTTCGTTTAGAATCTTAGTTAACGTAGTCTGATCTTCTGCAAGACTGGTTTGTGCAGTTCTAGCACGTACTGTAGTCTTGTTAAAACCAGTTCCTGTTGTTTCTTTACCTACTGTTGTTAAATTCAAATCACGGCCGGTAACGATGTCGGTGTAATCCCCGATGTCCTCATCTTCTACCATTGAAAGTAATTCCATGTAGATTTCTTTACCAAAGCCCCAAAGTTTAACTCCGTCTGCTTCTTCACCTCTAACGATGATAGGTACAAATACTCTCATTTTTGGATCAAGCTTACGAGCAAGGCTCCAGCTTTCTTTGTCCTTCAAAGCTCGTAGTTCTTTTGCGAACTCAACGATAGGATCTTTTTCACCCCAGTTGGTTGGTGAGATTACTGGGTTTTTGTCGATACCATAATGGAAGAATAATTCCGAGAATGGGTTAGATTTATTGTACGCAGAAGGTACAATACGAATTGTTTGCTTGCCCACGGCAGGTTTCCAGAAGACATTCTTACGTGCCTCTCCAGAAGGACGGCTGTTCTGAGTTTGTAGAGCGGTTAGTTTTGCTCTGATCGAGTTGATATCCATTTTTTATAACTTATTTGTAAATTTACGAAACTTATTCCAGAATAGCAACTTAAAGTTCTACTATCTGATAAATTTTAGTTCTTAGCAGTTTTAGATCACCCTGCTGAGTTAACATAACAGTATTCTTATAATGCTGCCAGTCTATTCTAAAGTTAGTATCTACTATACCTTCATTCAAGCTTTTGATTAATTCATTTAAAGCATTGATCGTATACAGGGTATTTGATTCCTTTTTCCTATGCACTAGAATAGTATTGTCTGGGATGTTATTAACGTTTGGTTGATCTACATTGTAGGTACAAACATACTCGTCATTGCTTTTAATATGCAAAACGAATATTTTATTATATAAGATTGTGTATTGATTAGAAATATCCTCAATAAAGGCATCTACTCCGTCCAACGGCACAAAAGTGCAAAAAAGTTTATTATTCACGTCCCCAGTATTGATAGTTTCTCTATCATAAATATCAAAGGGACTGTAAAGAGTTGTAGTCTGTTCCATAACTTGTTTTTATCTTTAATTTTGCTTGTTTAAATACGTCTAATATTGCTTTAATCTTTTCTTTATCTTCCTTAGCAGTATCTATAAGGAATGCGTCGTAAGTATAAAGAATTAGTTTACTCCTACTACCATTTAGAATATAGTGAATATTCTTTAAAAGTGCAACGTTATTGAAAGTTTCCCAGTGTTGAATTATGTAATTGAATAGCTTCTGAGGGTTCATATTCTGTAATTCACTACCCTTAAATACTTTCCCGGTTTCTTGTACTGTGTATTTTCCTTTAGTACTAAACTCTGTCCAGATGTTATTAATTAACTGTGTGGTTAACTGAAAGAATTCAAAATCCTTATATTGATCAAAGACATTCCCGTAGAGCTGCTTAAAGACTAAGTTCTTAGCCTCAGTTCTATCCATTCCGTACTTATCAGCAAAGTCTTCATAGATATCCCCTGTCGGTGATTCATAACCAACCATCTGTCCAATTAACGTAGGATGATAGGCCGTTAAGTCGATCTCAAGTAAAAAATCATTTCTTGGTATAAAAACCGATCTTGCCCCGGAGTCTTTAGGTAAAGCTGCAAAGTTTAGATTATTAAACGTATTGGAAGGACGTCCGGTGGTTGTATTAAGGTTATACTGCGTGAATGTATAATCGTTATAGCGGGATAGAAAGGGTCTCTTTAACTCAAAGTATCTTTCGAATGCACTATTAACCTTTAGTCCGTTCTTTTCTATAAACCAGAATACATTAGAGAGATCGTCGTAATATGTATTAGGCTGGTATTTGTTAATTACTGGGAGGTACTGCTGAAAGATTGATTCACATTCCTCAAAATGCTTTACTATCGGTATAACCATATTAAGGTCATCACTATCATAATACTTCTGTGAATAATAATTGTGAGCATAAGTATGCTTTTTAAGTTCTACATACTGAGATAAATTTAGATCTAACGTATTTTCTCCAAAGTGAACATAATTGAATGTCTTTTTGTCTGGAGTATAAATTTTATCAAAGGATTTAAGGTATTCCTTAACCTGGAAGTAATCAAACAGTAAAGCTTCCGGATGATAGAAGTTAATTAGGAAGCCTCTCTCCTGCTTCACATCTCTTAAATATAAACTAATGGGAGTAAACATCCCCGGATGCATTTCAGTATGTTTATAGATCGGGATAGCAAAGATCTCCTTTCCTAATTCATACTTTAAATCATCAAACTGCTCTTGTGTCTCTACTAACCAAAACATAACCTTTGACTAAAGATACGAAAGATTGGTCAGAGTACCAACTTATCAGGTAAATTCAGTATAATCAGTTATGTATTGAGAAAATCCGTATAGCTTCAATCGCTGTTCAGTTAATAATACAATATTCTTGTTTGTTGTAGAAATGTTTTGTCTAGAATCTCCTCCTGTAGTCCAGGGCAAGTTGAAAGGTAAGTACGCTGGCCAATTGTATAAATTATTTTTACTTACAAGGATATCGTAAGTTTCTTTATTTATTTCAAGATATGCATTACTGTTCACTCTTTTTACAAAGTAGCGAATAAAAGACGGGTATGTAGGAGTTGGTATTACGTATTTCGGTTCTCTAAGAGAAGTAAGAGGGTATTCTATACCTTTGTTTAATCTTATATCATCATAGTCTAGTTTAGAAGGTTCAGCTTCAGTGAGATCTTGAATGTTTAATGTTGATACTTCGGCGTTATCAGTGTTTCTCTGTTTATAGGTCGGTATTGCTTGTAATTCTTTTGAGATTCCGTCGTCAGGGTTTTTACCTGTGTATATACGGCCGTCAGCTACTACGTAGTAATAACCTTGATAAAAATTATAGGTATTTAGGTATACTAGTTCCTCTCCGGCAGTATATTGGTTTGTTATTATTTTAGACTTCGGATAGTACATTTTATTTATCCCCTTTTTTCAATAGGGTCTTTATAGATTAAATTTGTAAGCCTCTTCCAGCTTCCTGCTTTAGGTGGTATAAAGTTACTTCCCCAAGGAGAATCGTTTACTGCTTGCATAGCTTTATCAATATCATTTTCAACTTTAATATCTTTAATAGCTTTTCTAACTTTTATGTAATATTTAAGTTTTAGAGTGTCAATAGTTGCAGATAAACCCGTTGCTCTATCTGGATAGTTTTTAACTGTAGCATAATTATAAATCGTTGCTCCTGGTTTCTTTATAGTTGAGTTAAGTGGGTTCCAAGCAGCTTGAGCTCCTTCGTGTTGCCTCCAAGATACCATAAATTGAATTTGGTATTCATTCGGGTTTGTTATGCCTAATCCCTTCAAGACATCTGTCATAAAGCTAACAGTTTCAGCTGTTGAGATAGTGGTAGATCCTTTAAATTTCCCAGCTAATGATTTTGAAGCACCTCCTGTTGAAGTACCTCCTGTTGAAGCACCTTCAGTTTCGGTATCTCCGATGTACATAAAAGTTCCAGTTGATGTTTTAGTAATTTCTTCTTTCAAAGCTATAATAGCAGATAATTTAGTTGTCCATACTCCGTTACTGCTAACTTCATGGCTAACTCCCATTATTACAAAATCAAAATTGTCTTTGTAGGTATAGGGAAGAACATCCCCGGATAACGTAAATCTCTGAAATATTTTTATTCCGCTCATACCTGCAAGGCTAATATCTAACTTAACTGGTATAAAACTTGTAGAAGCTTGTCCGGAGTTTGTAAAGGCACCTATAAGTGTTTTATAGAAGTCTGAACAAATATTCTCGAGGTTTAGTTTGTCAGTTGATTTCAATAAGACCTTATCACTACTTTCTTTCTGATTTGCTATAAAAGTTATATAAGCTGTTCTAGTCTCTTGGTACTTCGTGCTTCTGTCTTTTTCACTTTTTGCAAGTAAGTCTTGATCTGTTTTATCGGTTTCCCCTGGTGGTGATTTTTCAACATAGAATCTATCAATAAGACCTTTGTTCATTAAACTAAAGGAAACTGCTTCAACTCCTGGTTTATTACCATTAGCTTGTGCACCGATTGAGATCATAGTAGCGAGTTCTGGTGTTATGCTACTCTGAGCAGAGATGCCAGTAACAAAACTACCCAGACCTTGTGCTTTAATTGTAGTAACTTCGGAGCCTCCGATATCAGCTAATCCTTTAATTCGTTTTTGATTATAGTCAACAATAGTTATTATATTTTCATCATCATCAATAATAACTTGGAAGTCGTTGATACTTCCTAAAGCTTTACCTATTTCATCACAGATTGCTTGCAAAAGTTTGCGTATACTTACTGCTGAGTCTGCAGCATCTGCCTGTTTGGTCATTTGTTCTGCAACAAAGCCAGCATTTAAGTAGATATGGTTTATATTACCAACCTGTGGGTATGTTAGGTATGCTTTACCGGCTGGTTTATTTTGTGCATACTTACTGTTAATAGCTTCTATTTTCTTATTCTGATCAGCTTGTTGCTGCGATACAATTACGGTAGTCTTACCGTCCTGTGTTGAGGTTACGGGCGCTGTAGTGAATTTATTAAATGCCTCAAAGGGTTGTATATTATTCTGCACAAAGGCTCCATCACTAGTAGGCACGTAATTATTATACAAGTAGCATTTAAGTAAGTTAAAAGAGACTGAGGTTGAAAAAGCAAAAAACGGTTTGTCACTTTCCCAATCTATACTAATTACAGA